GTACTCCTCCCCCCCTGCCACTCCTGTTGATCAGCGTGGCAGCCTTTTTTTCAAAAATAATATTAATTACTGGTAAACCCACCTTTATACCTCCTTATATTCAAACTCCAGATTGTCCGCAACAGGTTCTTCCACATTTTCAGGGATTCCATCCGTGAATCTGATGTAAAAAATGTAGTGACCAACATTGTCCGTTATATTACTGTCAGCACCCTCAATCGTAAAATGTCTGTCTTCCACACTGAGGACCGGGCGGAGCAATCCGTCAATCTGTTCCAGGACCCTCTGTATGTCACTGCGCTTCGTATTGATGCCGCACAGATATGCGACATCCACAAGAATGCTTTTTACAGTCAATTGTGCAGACTGTGTCGTATATCCATTCGGTTCTATCAGTACCTGAAGAATTTCACGGTCTTCCCCTAGCCCACTATTAACAGCTTCCTCATAGTCCCGGCTCTGGGAAAGGTCTTCCCCTGTTATATATTGGATTCCTGTCCCCCTAAGCCGGGAACAGATTGCCTTGCGGATGTCAGCCACCGTAATCATTTCATAGCTCCCTTCAATTCCTGAAGCATCTTGTTTACATCATCCTTCATGTAATGGACCCTGTAATTTTCAATGCCATGCTCCATCCATCTCTTTCCTGCCATATATCCCACTACCTTCTTAGCCCTCACTATCCGGTGTCCATTGTTGACATATGGGGCGTATTCCATAGGGTTGGATAACCATATGGCTATCTCCCCTTTCTTATGGTCAACCCGGAAGAACCAGCTCTTTTTCATGCTTCCTGTCCTGGTCTGGGTCAGTTTCTTGCACTCATCTCTTGCGCCGGTTCCAATCCTGTTCGCCCCACGCATAACGATTTTGTTCTCCCACTCACTGGCAGCCTTATCAAATAGCTGTTCCAGTTCGTCCAAATCCCGCATCTTACCCATCAGACCACCATCTCAATCATAAGGGCTGTTTCTGTATGGGATTCATATGAAAAGCTCTTGCCAACAATCCCCCTATAAGTCTGCCCCTGAAGTGTAGTGATTACTGCGCTGTCCCCCGGCTGGCACATAATATCCGGCGCTGTAAATATGGTATAGCTTTCATTTACCGTATACCGGTTATGGTTCGTGTCCTTGGATGGGGCAGATGCACCCGAATGACTCAGTGCACATTTAACGTTCTCATGGATCACGACATCCTGTAGTACCGTCTCCTGGGTCGCTTCATCGGTCACCGGCTGCTTCCGTGTTACTGTAAATCTGTCTTTATACGTCTGTTCCAGTATCCTTGCCTCCAGATTCAACTGCTTTCACTTCCTTCTTTTTCTTCTTGATATCAGTGGTCTGGAACTTTTCAGCAGCATTCTGTCCCTTATATTTTAACTTTCTAAACTTGTTCATCTTAGCAATTCCTCCAATAAAAAAAAGACGCCTGAGCATCTAGTGAATTCTTAACATCCGGAATCCGTTCATAGCCTTTATCTGCTTATCGGTAAAACTGTCTATCGTGATCGTGGTATCATAATTGATCTGTGTATCACCACGCTTTATCGCTGAAACATTACCAGCATTATCAAGTGCAATCGTTTTATTTACGATCTCACGGACCAGATATTCAAGCCTGTCAGGACATTGTTCCCGGTGACAGTAATTACAGATTGACTGTATTGTATCCTGAATCATCAGGGTCATAACAGCATCACTTTCTGTATTCTCTTCCGGGATGCCCTGCTTTAATTTAATCTTCTTCAATGTATCTGTAATTTCTATCACTGGAGAACCCCCTTTAAATCCCTGTTAAACCTTCTTTTTACTTACCCTTTTTTCCTCTTTTACATCCGTATCGGAAAGCTCTTCTGCCTGCTCTTCTACAGGAGTTTCTGCTTCTTTGGATGTTTCAGGTGTTGATTCCTCTTTCTTTACTGGAGTCACATCCACATATCCAGCCAGAAGCAGTACATTACGCTCCTCTTCAGTGGCTGCTTTCTTTTCCCTGTTCATCTTCTTCATGATATACATAACTAGAATCCCCCCTATGCCTGCTTGCTTACACGGATCTGATTTTTCTTGTTTGCCTTTACCCACAATTCATGGTATCTGCGGTAACCAATGAACCATGCATCTCCACCCTGGTATGTGTCAGGGTCAATAATCTTGATCTTATCCTGCTTAGTCACGGCGATAGGTACACTTCTAGGCACAATAATCCAGTTCATCTGTTTTGCAGAAACACCTGCTGCAAATCCACCGCTTTCCTCCCCGCTGGACTTGCCATCATTGAATGTGTAAGTATCTTTCATTCTGGAAGATGGAACCGGCAAGAGAGAACACTCATTGATGGATTTTACTTTTAACGTTACATCGCCTTTTTTGAAATCCATAACATCCACTGCTTTTCTGAAGGAATCCATCAGATCAAGCTGCGCTTTTACCCTGCTATTCATAACTGCTACAAGCGGCACATTCTCACCTACGATATCTTTCACAGCTGCAATATCATACATAAGCTGTTTTAAAATATCCTTTTCATCCGGTGTGTAAGTAACGACATTCTCACTTTCTGCATATGCAGCCAGTTTGGAATATCTATATGCGTCAATTTCCGGGACAACCTGATCTTTCTGGAATTCACTGGTAACATTTGCAGCAGATACCATAAAGTTGCTTTCATCAACATCCATGGCATCCAGTAAGAAGCTTGTACCTCTGTCCATAGACATCTCCAATGTCTCATAGCCCAGTGTAACACTTCCCTGAGGATACCCATTATCCCTGTCGTAATCCTTCAGACCGGTTGTGCTGATTGTCGGGACCTTGATACTCTTGCCACCGGTATAAATAACCTGGCCTGCGTTTTCATCCATCCAGCCGGATGTAGCGTCAATGACTGCCTTCTGGTCCAGACCAGTCTGTAATTTACTTGCATACTCAATTGTGTTTAATGCCATAATCTTCAATCCTCCTACTTATAACCCTAAAGCCTTGTTAATAATATCCTGCATTTCATCAGATTCTGATGACTGACCCGAACCGCTTCCGGTCTTAGGTGTCTTTCCCTTAAATCTGGCTTCTACCTGTGCCTGTACTGCCTTATCAAAAGCATCCTTTAATGTATTTATTTTTTCCTGCGTTGACTCAACATCTTCACCCAGTACAAGATCAACGAAACCGGCCGGCAGATTTGCCTTTGACAGCATCACCGCTGTATCCGCTTTAAGCTCACGCAGGTTGATCTCCTGTTCCCTTTTGGTAATAGCAGCTTCCCTCTGTTCTGTTTCATACTTTGTCTTTTCTTCAGCAGACATGCGCTCCTTCTTTACAGCCTCTTCTACGGCTGCTTTTACGGCTGCATCCCTTTCAGCATTATATTTCTGCTGTAAGCCAGCAACATAAGCCTCATCATAGGTCTTTGTGTCTGTAGCAGATGCCTGTGCTTCTGCTGCCTGTTTTTCAGTATTTGTCTCCTGTGTTGCAGTCTCAGCAGATGCTGCAGCGTCTGTTGTATTGATTGTGTTTTCCATGGATATACCTCCTATAAAATTTTGTAATTAAAAAGAGACCACACATTTCTGTGCAATCCCTTAGTTACCTATACTATTTTTTATTTTCCTGTTCTTTCATCCATTTTTTATCTCGTTCAATCAGTTCTTCTAACTTTTTTCTGGATTCATTTCTTTCCTCTTCTGAAAAAGTCACATGTCCTGTCACTGTTGGCACCGGGATATCATTCCACCGTGGAGCTGAAAACGGTTCTTTCTTATCTTTATCCATTATTCTCCTCCATTAAAATATATGTTACACCATCCTGCTCAATTATTTCTTTTACCACAAATGAGCTGTTACGTTTATATAATACCTCACTCTCATCAGGATTGTAAGCCATAATATTTTTTCCAGTAGAACTATTTATGTATATTTTTATATTTGAACCCGGATTATACCCTTCCTTATTGGATGATGACAGATATTCTTTATATGTTACAGTGTTTCCAACCTGATGTTCCTCCATGAATTTATTCATGGCATCTTTGTCTTCAATATTAAGGACTCGGACTACATTTCCTATATAATTGTTCATTCTGTCAAGGGCTGAATCCAAAGCTTTTATCATTTTCTTATCATACGCCGTAAGTGGACGGTCATATCTCAATTTATCATTAATTTTGTATGAATCGAAACTGATATACTGATTGATTGCATATTGCTCATCGTTATCAAGCTGGGGTTCACCTTCCACATATCTGGCTCTCCATTCTTTATAGGTCATATTGGACGGAACCGTGTAACCAGTACCATCATCCCTCCTGGCAGCTCTTTCTGTAACGCTTTCCTTTTCGTGTACAGCTACAGTAGTGCTTCTACAGTTTGGATGCATTGGTGGGTAATTTACACCCGGTACTGCGTCCTTAACATAGAATTCCTTACCATCAAGCTCCCTGCATATTTCACTGGTTTTATTATCCAATGTTGCCATGAAACGGTACTTTTCTATGCCGCACTCTGCGTAAGAATCCAGGGTAGCCTGTTCAAAGGCGTACCCTGTCTCCGTCCTTACCAGTCGTTTGGCATTGCTGTAAGAGACATCTATCCTCTGTTGTACCCGCTTGGCAAGCTTATCAACGCTTTCGCCCCTGATCATACCAACTGAAAGACAATCCCTGATTTCCCTGGTCAGGTTCTTCTGATGCTTATACAGTGTCTTGGAAAAATTATCCCTTTTCTTCTGGCTAAAGATTACTTTTTCTACAGCCCTGGTATGTACCTGTGCGAAATTCTTTCCAAAGCCTATACCCTGTTGAATATTGAAGATTCCCTTATAATATCCATCCTCATATTCTTTCCTTAGATAGTCGTAGATCGTTATCTGGTTCTGGTTATAGGTTTTCAGAACAGTCTTTTCAATGTCCTGTTGCAGTAATTCCAGTCTTGTAATATTCCCTTTTGCTGCAAGCGCCTGAATCTTTTTCTCATGTTCCTGTTTGCTTTTTTCCAATGCTGCAACGAAATCTCCCGGCATGCTGTCTTTGATATTTTCTAATTCCCATCCAAGCTCCATGTCCTCCTGACAATAAGCTTCCCAGTCTATATCCCTGAATTCAGCATTGCTTATCCGCTTCTTGGCTTCCGATAAAGATACCTTATTTTCCTTGGCATACTTCGCATAGAATTTCTCAATATCATCAAGAATTTCTTTACTTGCCTGTTCATAATATTTCTTCTGGTTATTCCTTATTAATTTCTCAGCCTTATTGACTGACAGTGCTTTATCCCGGAGATATCTCTTTCTCCAGTAATCCTGACCGGGCATATGTTATACCTCCGTAGGTGCAAGGGGAAGTTTCTCTTCCCTGATCCGTTCAGCTTCCATTCTATTCAGTTCTTCCTGTGCATTATCAACAATAGTTTGTGGCAGCATGTTAAGCTGTGTCTCTTTGGACACCACATTCTCCAGCTGGGTAACATTGCCGATGATCTCTGACTCATTATCAATGAAATTTCTGGTATACTTCTGTGTCACCTGCTCCGGGTCATATTCCTTATTCTGTATCGTATTCAGATAATCCGTTATAAGCTTGATCATTTTATGCTGTGCTGCCTGGAAGTTATTTTCCTTCATGATTGCCAGCTCTTCCAGCCCGGTAAGCTTATAGCGGATAGCAACGCCTGTCAGGTTCCCGGAAAAATTCTCATCCGTCAATGCCGGCACTTGGCTTAAAAAGAACAGGTCCTTGAATAACCGGTTCTTATAGTTCTCAGTAACAGTATCGTTTGGATTCTTCTCAACGAAGTAAGCCTGTCCTCCTTCATCCAGAAAGAGCAGCTTGTTCTCCTTCAGATTCTTGGCAGCCCTGTTTCCATCCTCATCCGGTTCCTCACTTCCTATACTTTCAAGTCCCCCTCCTGCACCAACAAGCGCAAGGTAGGAATCAGCGAAATAATCAACCTCATTGCCGGTATTGCTTTGTCCCTTGTCATATCCATCTATAATGGAATATTGTGGTTCATAATCACCGATCATTTCTTCATTGTTCTTGATCACGATCACAGGAACATCACTCAATAAGTGAGGTTCATCACTTACAAATTCAAAATCGGCAGCCCTGTTTGTTCTTTCATAATGATATATTCTTTCTTTATCGTAGATATCTGCACCCTCTTTTAGGAAATTGCCATCAATGTCATATTCTTCCGACAGACGGACAGCACACTCCAGATATTCCCCAAGGGACGTTGAAAATACAGGAATGATTTCTTCTGCTGAACACTTCTTTATTTTAAGCTTGCCCTCTTCATTGACATACAGCAGCAGAAAACCTATTCCCTTCTTTGAAGCTTCCTTACTCACTTCAAAGTTGAGCATGTTAATGTAGTTCTTGTTGAGGACATCATCAAGTGCCTTCTGATAAGCTTCATCATCAGTAGAATACCGGACTGGCTTCCCGATAAAATAAGCTGTAGCCATATTGGTTATATATCTTGCAAAACCATGGGCAATCTTATTATTTTCTTTCAGGTCACTCATTTTCCTGGCATATATATCATTCCTGACCTCATAATATCTCTGTGCCTTATTAAATCTCCTGCGTTCCTTTGCCTTGAATTTCTTGACCAGTTTTGTCAGGATCACAGGGTCTTTGACCTGCTCGATGGAAAATTTATACATTCTATACACCTAACCTTTTCTTGCTTCCTACTCTGGCTTTCTTCTTGCCCTTCACATCTCCATTGATAAATTCCACGATCCCGGTAGTAGCATCCGGACCATCATCATGCTCATTTTTGCCCTTACGTTGGAACTTCTTCATGTCCTTTGCGTATCTTGGCCAGCGCTGTTCCCAGTCTTCCGGCATTATCAGCTGGTCCATGACATTACTTGCATTGGTCAGAATCCTTGTTTTTTTATTCTTGCTGTTATGAAACCATGTAACAGAACACTTAAAGCATCTGAGCAGTTTCAAATGTCTGATCACATTTCTGGAAAATCCACGTCCACCATTATTGGATTCTATCAATGCCTCTCTTACCCCTGCAATCTGTAATCTTCTTGCTGTCTCAGGTTCAGTGACTTCCATTCCTTCATCTGTGTAATAAATATCCAGTACATAGCCATACCTGCCAATGACTCCAGCGGATATAGAGCATAGGTTATCTGTACCCTCATCAGCCGTATCTGTATAATTCAGTACACGCTCAAACTTATCTGGGTCAACCGCTGCATATGTCTTGAACTCACCATACAATGCACCCTTCTTATCAATCGGTGTCTGCATATAGTTAGCGCCCCATATATCATCATCCAGTGACCTCCGCTTGAACTGCAGGTCTTCTGTTGGATAAAGGTCTTCACAGGTAGACTTGCCATTCTCTGAGTCCTCATCCAGTGCAGTCAGCTTCAATACATATGTCTCATCCGGATATTTTTCAATTACCCTGCCAGCCAGATCATCGCTTGCCCATCTGGTTTGGATGATAATGATCAAGGCTCCCGGAAGCATTCTTGACATGAATGTATTCTTGAAAAAATCCCAGTGGCCATCTTTTACATTATCATTTGCTGCTTCCTTAGCTGACTTGATGGGGTCATCAATGATTCCGATATTTCCACGCATACCTGTCAGCGTACCATCAAAGGATGTAGCCAGGTAGCTTGTATAGCTTCCTTCCAGGCTCCACTTCATAACGGAGCTGTCTCCATATTTCAGTTTCACATCCGGGAAGAAGGTGTTCACAACATAACAGTCATCCGTACCGGCTTCCTCTTCATCCTGGATCATATCCCGTACCATCTTGGAAAACTCCGGTGCAATATTGCCATTGTAGGAAACGGTTATGATCTTATTCTTTATATCCTGCCCATAACACCATGTAGCAAAATTGCCTACCGTATAGGACTTACCATAGCCGGGAGGCATATTGATAACCAGGAACTTATATGGTTTGCCAGTCTTCTCATTTACAAGCTTTTTCTCATACGCAGCCTGCAGGGTATTGCACAGTACATCCTGGTACGCTCTTTCAGGTTCAAAGAAATCCGGCTTTCTGAGATTACAGTAAGTACGAAAATCAGAACGCCCTGCTGCAATCTTTTTGTTCCTGTCTGTATCCTGTTCTTCAATTTTCTTCCTGTAATCCTGTACAATCCCCATTGTTGAACCCCTTTTTAAACATTTAAAAAAGAGCTTTTAAACGCCCTTTAAAAATCAATGATATATTTCATGGGAAAGCTCCAATGCTGCCAGATCATGCTCCCGCCGCATGGATTCTGCTGTCACAGGTGTCTGTGCTGCACTCCTGTATTCCCGGTTCTTTTCTTTTTTATACTCTTTGCGTCTGCCCTGATTCTCCGATTTACGCTTTTCTTTTTCCTTTTTGAACTCAGGAAGCGTTTTCAGATACCCGGATATGCTCTGTCTGGATACCTCAGTCAGCGCTGCTATATCATTTATGGATAAATGGCTTTCAAAATAATATTCCTTAGCCAGTTCCTGCCATGTTTTCATATGCCACCTGCTTTACATTTTTGTCCTCATATTTCTGGACATGGGAATACTACTGCACCCCCATGTCCAGACCATGTTAAAAACATGTTTAACTCGCTTCATTTTAGTTTAACTTTTTTCACCCGACCAATCGGGCGCAAATGGATTAAAATGCCTTAGAGAGCCTTCTGTGAGGTCACTGCATTTTCTGCATTTCCGTCTCTGTCTCCCTGGCAAGCTCCATAAGCTTGTCTGCCACATCAGGATACCTCTCACCAAGCTCTGCAAATATCTTATCCTGTAACAATTCCATAGCGATATGTACAGCACCCTGCTCCTTCCGGGCAGAAATCTTTAACTTTTCATTGCTCACCTGTGCACGCTGCAGGCTGGCAATGCTCTTGGCTGCTGCTGCCCTTTCCTTGGCATCCATATCATCATCAATCATTGCCTCCATGATAAGCTGGCTTGCCAACAGGTTGTTCGCCTCATGCAGTTCGGTAGCCGGCCTGTCAACATTGTCCTCTGCCAGCAGCTTTGCAAATTCCTTGGCAATCCGGACAGATTCGAACTTTTTCAGGAATCCCTTGCTGTAGCGTGCCACGCTGGATAAATGGACATCTTCACCCTGCTCTTTCAGATACCCGGATATGCTCTCATAGGTCTCACCATTCAGGAGCCGGTTTTCCACTTCCTGTTTCAGTGGTGCCGGAAGCTTGTCAATCTTCCCATGGCTTCGGTTCTTCTCATCCATATCATTCACCTATCCCAGGGATATCTGCAGTATTACCTTCCAGATAATCCATACCATACGCAGTAACAGATACTATCGTCCTGGATATCCCCAGCCTGCTGTTCCCTATCTCTCTGGTCTCTACCAGTCCCTTCTGCCTCAGATACCCTACTTCACGGCTTATAGCCGCTTCATCCAGATCATATCCAAGATGTTTTACTGCTGTCTTTAAGACTTTCGTATCTGCCCCATTAGGGGCTGCCATGTTGCAGGTACTTAATATTTCCTGCCTTATCACTTCTTTTTCAGATGTATCTAACAGACTACTCATCCAGATTTACCCCCTTGTCCTCAATATCACGCTCTGCCAGGTTGACTCCCATCGGGGTCAGCCAGATCACGCTGTCCATCCAGTTCTCATTATTTACTTCTACATGAATGTAACATTTGCCATCACCGCCAAGGTAAAAGATGGCTTTCTTGATCTCATCATCATTGACATACCCTTTTACCCGCAGTGCACTCTTCAGCACTGTGATCCTGATGTCCTGACCATAATACAGATATAATTTCTCAATGATATCCCCCCGGAGATTCTTAGCTTCAATTATTTTTACCAGATCCACCTACTGCACCCTCCTCAATCTTATATTCAATATTCTCCAGCCTCTTCTCTATACCGGAAAAAGCACTTTCCATCCTATCCATGGTCTTAGTCATGGATGTCATGGAATCTGTTATTTTCTCCATGTTCAGCATCAGGATGCTCTCACGCTTCTCCGCTTCCTTACGAAGCATGTTCTCACGCCGTTCCGCTTCCTGCCTTAACATTTCCTCACGCTTGGCGCTCTCTGCCAGCATGGACTCCTCATGCTCCCTGGATGCCTTTAGTGTCTCATCAATCTTGGAACTCGCATTCTGGTTGGCATCTTCCACTCTCTTATCATCCGTTTTGGACTTGTTAATAAAGTAAAATACAAATACCAGTAAAAGTACCGGTGTGATTCCTACATCAATGATCTGTTTGATAACATCAATTGTATCCATGCCTGCCTGTGCCTCCATAATAGCTTCGCCTGTCTGAATTACGGTGGTAGCCATAAGCAGCAATGCCGTTATGTTCATTCCCTTTTTATTCTTATCCATCTCCCTGTTTCCCCTTATGAGTAAAAAAATAACCACCGTAAAGTTTACCTTTACAATGGTTATTGTAATCCTATATTAAATTATTGTAGTTTCCATGATGGAATGATCAAATAATCACAGGTTTAAGTCCGCAATGGACATTTGCCCGGGAAGCTGTCGTGACGACCCTTTTAATATTTTATCACGTACTATATTATACACAGTAGACTTGCTCACATTATATTTTACAGTCAATTCCTTTAGATTGGAACCGTCAAACTCTTCATAGATTTCTTCATAAATCTTATTCTTTATCAGTTCCTTGGATTGTGGAATATAAATATTGTTTCCACCATATGTCTTACTTAGTTTTACCATGGCTTCTACGCCTATGACTTCTGCAATCTCTCTGTGGCTTTCCTGCAAGTCATTCAGGGTAAGACTTTCCAGAATTTTCTGTTCCTGCCTCCTCATTATATTCCACCCTCCCATCTCTGTCCATTAAATTATGCAGGCTGTCTATCCAGCATTGCTTTAAGTGCCTCTATCACCTGGCTTGCGCCTGTCTTGGTAAGCCACCTCATATTATCTACTTTAGCACACTGCCTGCACATGCCATTGACACGGCCCATATCCACATTTCCATCCTGATCTACCCAGCCTAAATCCTTAGCCAGTCCCTTTATGTAATGGATCTGTTTGGATGTTGCTGCATCTTCCTTAGGGCAGCTCTGCTTGCCCTCCAGACTATCAATTAATAATATAGCCTCATGAATGGTCAGCTCTCTCAGTGAATTTTTCTTTAGCAACGCTGCCATATGGCAGTGCAGTAGGTCATCATCCATCCCATTCTGCCTTGCTGCCATATGTATCTTACGCATCTGTGCCGGTGTTATTTTTTGCATAAGATCACGCATCCTTTGTCAAGGAATCCTCTTTCCTCGTCTCATACCAGAAGGTATCTTCTTTTTTCAGAGATGCCCCTACCTTTATAATGTCCTTCTCATCATAGGTCTTGAGTACATCTTTATTCACAGTTTCCTTAACAATAATACAATCCTCCATTTCATTCTTACGGAGCAGCTTGATAATTTTCTCCACATTCTTAGGAAGGGATACCTTGGTAGAGAACCGGAAACCAACACGTCCAAATGTAAGCTCCCTGCTCTTACCTTTTAATTCACCCTTGTTCTCAGATACAAATTCCTTGATCATGGCTTCCTGTTTCTTAATTTCTTCCTTATAAGGAGTAGCCTTATCGTTGAAACTTTCCTTGATCGCATCAATCTGGATATTCATGCTGGATTCCAGAATTGCCAACTGGTTCTCGCATTCTGAAATCTGCTTTAATGTTGCATCTACTTCATCCCAATTCTTTAATACAGGATCTTCCATTCTTTTTCTCATATACTTATTTCCCTCCATTTCTACGGTTCAGGAATAAAACTACCTCTGAAACCGAATTAAATCTTAATTGAAACTGATTGTGATATATAAATTCTGCCAAAGCCTTAGGAGATTCCGTTATATCTTCAAAGACCGTCCTCATCTGTACATACGGCGCCTGTATGTAATAAGGTCTCTCATGATATACTGCTACTGCATTCTCGTCGGGATACATCTGCATCTCGTCATATGCGTTCTTCTTATACCGTTTCTCTTTTTTTGTGTGATATGCTTTTACCATGCTTTAGTATCCCCCTTTAAAATCTCCCCCTAAGCTTCCTCTGCATTTACACGGGCTTGGAACCGTCCACGGCTGCATTAAGCTTCCCTTCCCCTTCAGGAAGGGATATAAGACTACAACAGAGTTATTGGTCGTTTCCTGCATAAGAACTCAGGAACTTTAATCTCTTTCAATTCCTGTTCTTTGATTACTTGAATACGGTTAATCTGGAGGTCATTCGTATGTATCTCATTTGCTGTCAGAATCTCCATGATTCCCTTGCTTACAATATCTTCCTTTTTCGGATCATCATTAATCCACAATTCAACCTTTAACATTGGCTGCCTACCTCTCTTTCTAACTAAAATCTCATCTATCATCATTATGTTCGTCCATCAGTTCTTTATAAAACTTTTCAATCTTATCTTTAACTGTTTTGGAATCAGTTTCAAAAACTAGATGATATTCTTTTCTTGTTTCATTATCTCTCATTTTTACATCACTGCTTTTGCTGTACCATCTTTTCATAATATGTCTCCAAAATCCTTATATCAATATCTGAATATCTTCACCTTTTGACACTTTCAAAAGGATTTCTCTCATTTCTGCTTTAGACCAAATCTGCTGATACAACATCGCAATCAAGCCGTCTACGGTATCATATCCATATTGCAGATTATCAAGCATAATCTCATCAAAAACCTCATCATCTGTCCAAAACTCATATGGAAATCCTGCATTTCGTGATTTATATATACTTCTTATAAGTTCTCTCGCAGACATATCAATGCTATAATTCCTATACATTGCTTGACTGTCTTTTACATAGCAATCATTATATACAAGTTCGCACATACTCATTTCATTAACCGGCTTCTCTCTCAGATTAATTCCCATACTCATTACCTCCCAAAATCCTTAATATACTTTCTGACCGCATCCGCAATAGCCCGGATATTTCATAAGGTTCTTGCATTTAGGGCAAAAATATCGACCTTCGATTATTACTCTTGATACTGGTATTTGTTTTTCGAGAGCTGTCGTAATATTCAATAAGTCTTCTTCTGTCATACCATCTATTAAAACCGTTCCATTTCCCAAATTATTAATTATATGTAGTGTTTCGATATATGTTCTCGCCATGTATTTACCTCCCACATGTACTTTATTTTCATAATAAATCCTTATTTTAGTCTCTACATTGACCTGCAAGCTCTTTCACTTTTTCAACCCCTACTTGCTTTATTGCCTTCTGAAAAGCTTTTGCAAAATCTGTTACTACCATATGGAGATTAAAGATCGCAAAATCCGTTGTTGCTAGTATCTCAGGATGATATTGCTTTATGTATTCTGCAATAATGTCATTTCTACTCAAAAAATCACGCTCCTTATACCTGTCTATCGTCAATGGCTGTCCGGCTGTCTCTTGTATCTCTATCCATTGCTCTGCCTACAGCCACATACATTCCTGCAGCAGTTAATCCGGCTATACCGGCTAATATTGTTCCTACGATCCAAACCATATATATTCACGCTCCTTCATCAGTTTGCCAGAAGTCCCTTTTCCAGGGCTTCAAAATCATAATCATTTCTTTGCTCGCCCTGGTTGAACTGGTTCTTCTTTGCCCCGGTTATATCATGTCCGGCTTCTTTCTGCCTCTGTAAGTTACGCATTATCCCAACTGTGTAATTTTCCTTGTAAGTGGGGTATCTGCTGATATGGATGCGCAGCGCCTCGCTGATCACATCCTCATCAAAGCGCTGCCATGATGCTTCCACACGTTCCTTCACACTGGGGCTTATTCTCCCGGATATTCTGGTCCTGGATACTACTTTCCAGTAGTTATCCTTCAATTCGTTATCCATATGTCAGCCCCCCTTATGCCCCTATATTCATATCCCGCATGATCTTTGTCAGGTTCTCTGCTGTAATCCTCTCAAAGACGGCTGCGGTATTCACATATACATTGACAGCTCCACGGAGTCCGTAATTGCTCTGACAGATATGGTACAGAATGTTCAGGGAATCCTGATCAATGTCATAATCACCGAACACATTGTTCACATCAGCCTGTGTCAGATTGATCGTCATAACAGGTTTTGCCATTCCCAGTCTGGAGAAGAGCTGTGCAAAATCAGCCTTACCAGTTCCCTTTAGTCTGGTATAAACTTCCAGATTACCAATCAGGCAAAGACCAACGCCAGATTCATCACTCAGGCATCTAAGGTGATTCAGTGTTCTGGTAGTCAGAAGCTGCGCTTCATCAATGATAATGACCCTTCCACTGCCTTTGAGTTTTGTCACAATCTCCTTAGTAATCTTCCTTGCCACACGTTCCCGGACTCCCAGCTGCTCACCCAGCAACTCATTAACACCTGTAATACTTGCATATGTAGGGGATATCGTGATTCCAACTGCAAGACTGTTCTCTTTAAGATACTGGTTAAATGCCATTGTCTTACCAATTCCTGCATCTCCATACACTACGCCGACCTTGCCCTGCACATGGCAATACTTTATTGTATTAAGTACTGTCCTGCTGATGCTGGTCTCCCTGTATTCCGGTTCCTTGGGTGCTACCTTCTTCTTTTCCCGCATCTGCAGCAGCTCCTGCACCTTTGGGATTACTGTGTGTGGAGTTTTATATGTTCCACTCAGAAAAGAGCTCATCCTACTAGAGCTGATATCAAGCTCTTTTGCTACAGTTGTCTGATTCTTTCCAGTATCTTCCATATATTTACGAAGCCCCTCTATAGCTTCCTGCTCAGTCATCATTACTACTGTATTCTCATCCATGATCCAAACCTCCTACTTCTTCTTACCGATAATGGCAAGTGCCAATATTGTCATACATATGATAAAAGTGATTAATACTGCATTCATTAATGTTCCTCCTTCGCCCGGCGCATCCTCTCGATCGCCTGTGTATAGTCAATCTGTTCATTCCCACCAATCGCCATTGCAGTGGGTTCCATGGCATCTGTACTCCTGATCGGTATGATTACCTTAGGGTCTAACTGCTCTCCCAGTGCCATCTTACGTGCTGCTTCCGTCATGATCAGTTCAAGCTCACTGTCTGTCTCGATACCCTTATTCTTCTTATAAGCCCGAACCATCTTCTCAAAGCTCCTGATCTTCTGCATTTCACGCTGTACCTCTTCCTTATTGGCAAAATAGCTCAGTGTAGCGATCTGCTGTGCTGTACCGATAAACCTGTCAAGCTCATCATAGACACGGACCTCTTTCAGGTCATCCGGATTGAATCGGTAGTATACCGGTTCGCCGATATGGTGATAGAGCAGATCAGCAGATATATAGTAGATATCTTTACCTGCAATGCTCAGTTTCAGTCCATTCCTGCTTACCTTGCATGGTCTTGAATTACGCAGCATCATAAGGTTAAGCTCGTCGGCAGTCGCTACCCGCTTCTCTACCAGACATTCTGCATAGACATCATCCCTGGTCCTTCCGTCCATGCCCTCGCCAAAGTGGCTGCGCTTATTGAAATAGCCCTGAATGAAAATATCAACATACTTTACGAATTCCTCTCTTAATATGAAGTTCTCCGCATCTTTCCCGGTCTTTTTCAGTCGTTCCGGTCTTTCCAGTATTGTTCCACCGGTATAGCCCTCAAAAAGCTTGGAAAAGTCGTTTTTAACATCCAGGAAAGCCCTTTCAATTATCTTAGCCCTTGCATTTCTAACCAGTGCTGTCCTGAATTCAATACCCAGATGCTGCAAGATAGTTGGTGGCTCATGCTCAGTCTGCGCTGATTTACGGAACCCACGGCCACCAATATCATGCGTCAGGAATTCCCGGCCATTATCAGAATAAATGACCTTTGGGATTCCATACCTCTCAATTCCTCTCCGCAGTGCGGTCAGCGTAGCGTCTGAGCTTGGGGAAGTCGTTACATACCAGCCAACCATCTTCCGGCTCCTGACATCCAGGAATCCTGTGAGGTATACCCTCGCTGGCTTCTTGACACCTTCATCATGGATAAATACGTCAAAGGTGTGGTTATCGCAGACCCATATATCATTGCTGTTAAGGTCCCTGTAGGATCTCCTGATATACATGCTGCACTTGTCACGCATTGCCTTGTCTCCATCCCTGTAATACTGCAATACCGGGACTGGGATACTTCTCTCAATCTCCCTTGCAAAGGTAGTATCACATGCAAGTGGCAGTAAATCTTCCATTCCCCGCCTTTTAAGCTGTAGCTCTGTCAGTTCCATGCACTTGCGGACGCTCTTTTTACTTTGGTCAAGATAAAAATTTTCGAAAATTCCAAAAACATAATTATCTATCGCCTTGTGGTGGCTGTCATGTTTCCCCCTGCCATCAATCAAAGCACCTTCCCCACGTTCCCTTAGAGTCTGGGCTTTTCTCTGCAATCCCCGGCGTGTAAATTTCATGTCCGGGTATTTGTTGCCTAAAAAAACAACATACAATTCATCCGCTTCTTCCATGTTCTTTTTGCCAGAATCATCACGGTAGTCATTGCGGTATTTGTTCCATTCACTCAGTATATCTTTCCATCTTGCTATCTCTGCACGCTCATCTTCCGTGTAGTCTTCCAGCTTTATCGGAACAGGACCACGGGTATCTTTCTCTTCCTGTGTGGTCTGCTCCTTAGCCAGCTTCCTCATATATTTTCTCTGTAATGCAGGTTCAATATCAGCGAGCAGGATCTGATAACTAAGACCATTCTTGCCACCTGCTCCGAATACCTCTGTAGCCTTTACTTTCCCTTCTATTATTAATTTCCGTACATATCGTACTGTACAGCCTCTTAATCCTGCGTACTCCTTTGCTGTCAATGTCTCCACATTATCATCCCCTTCCCTTACATTGCTACATAATGCCTGAATGTATCATATACCTGCGTCTCATCCGTACTGATATAATGCTGTGCTGTCACACCCTTGGGAGCATGTCCCAGATATGCCCCTGCCTGGTCATTGCTTCCACCCCTCTTTACTATCTGCGTAGCGCAGCTCTTTCTGAAAAGGTGTGGATATACGTCTCTGCTCAGCTCTGACCTTCTGGCTATCGCCTTAATGCTCGCATATATGCCTACCGCATCAAGACCAATGCTCGTATCACCATGTAAATGGGTAAACAGTGGCTCTTTGCTGTTGACTGGCACCCTTCTCTCATTCAGGTAATCCCTTAAATACTTCAAGGCGACAGCATCAAGATATACCGTCCTGTACCGTGAGGTCTTATGCCCATAGACTAGAATCTTACCCATGTGGAAATCCACATCTGACACCTTAATCTGGGGGATTTCTCCTCTTCTGAGAGCAGTACACCTCATGAATTCGATCAATGCCCTGTCCCGCTTATGCCTGCACCCGCCTTTTAGTACTTCTGAGTCAACTGCTTCAAGGTGGTCTACCGGCTTCACGACCTGCTTATATGGTTCGATTCCCTCACAGGGATTCTCAATGATAAGCTTCGCTTTGCGCATCCAGGTGTAGAATGCTGACAGGTTACGTCTGTGATTATTCAGCGCCACATTACTGTTATTGTTCTGCTGCTTCATCATCAGATAGTACTCAATGTCAGATTCTGTCATCTGCGTCAGTGGCTTATCTATCAGTGTGATAAGTTCCCTCACCGTACTAAGATAAAAGCCTACTGTCTTCTCAGATAACTTCGGTGCTTTCCTTACCATGAACAGGTTCAGGATATACTGATTGGTGTTGTCTACCGTAGCCGGAAGAGTATCCAGCTCCACCACATCAATCCCCTGTACTGCCTGTATTATTACAGCCTCCAGAATGTTCATTGTGTTTGCATCGAGGTATAACCTCATCCCGATCAGGATGTCATTCTTTAGTTTGTCCAATCTAGTCATCTAGCAAAAATCCTCCAGTCGTATTGCCTAGAGTGCGATTTTATGCTATAATGCCTCTAGGCTTAGTAATTAAGTGTTTGTGGTAAGTAACTTTGGTCGGTGGCTTACCACTCTTTTTTTATGTTTATTTCTTCTAAGATCATCTCCTTTCTGACTACAGCCAGGCGTTTACGAACCATCTTGGTCTTATCACTTTCCTGTGCCAGAACCTGCCAGAATTCAGCCTCTTTCAATTTGCCGTTTCTATGTAAAATAATGGCATTATTCACTACTTCATTGCTGTCACGGATCAGATTCAGCAGCTCTTCATATTCACCTCTTAGCTTCGTCATTACTAGAACACCCCCTTACTTTTGTTATCTCCTGCATAATCAATAAAAAAACTTATTTTCCGCAATGGAGAGTACAATGATTCATTTTTCCTTTATAATGTATATACAGGTGTTGGCGCACCGAGTATACAGGGAAAGGAAATATTAATTATGACAAGAGAAGAATTTGACTCTAAATTTGATATTGCATATGCCAATGCACTCAAATCTTCTAATTACAAAGAGCTGATATATAACTCTTTGAAAGAAAATGAAACATCTGACGGAAAAATATCTCCTGAGAATACCATTCTGGCTTCTTATACGATCTTTTCCAAATTAAATCGTCAACTACTTAAAGGCGTTCTCCAAGAGCTTCTTCAATTCGATGAATAATACTTTCTGCAACATCTGCAGTATTATTCTCAGCACGCATGTCTAAATTCTTTTCTAACAAGGTCAGTTTCTGAAACATGGATCTGACCTTGTTCCTAAGACAAATGATTTTATTTTTCATTTGTTTTTCACCTCCTATCCGATGTCCAAGATCCGATTGATCTCTTCCCTGTACTTCCTTCCGTTCTTTTTCCCATGTTATGTAATCTTGATTTTATATGACATACTCACTATACTGTTCTTACAGGTTGTTGCAGCAACCGAGTAAAAAAGAAAGGAGACGAAATACTTATGAATGATATTGATCTCTCTACATTTCCAAGCAATAAATTTGAAGCTCTCACTATGCTCTATCTTAGAAATCAGGATTTAACAGGTTTTACTCCCGAAGAACTTCTTGATAAGTATTATGAAGTTTACAGTAAAATTCGCAATCACAACAAAGATGCCAGCAATACTTATCGTCAAAAGCGTTTTTCTAATTAGCGTATTATGAACTTCACACATAGCAGTAGATAAAGCTTTAATTTCTGATGAATCTACTGCTTCTTTGGATTGCTCTGCCAGTAGATTCATCTGCTTGCGGAGCATTTCTGTTTCTTTTTCGTAATTTTTCATTATCTCTTTTTCTCCCTCGATATTTTCAACCTTTTTTAATGATAGTATCTACTGATTAGTACCTCCTGTAGCTACACTTCTTTATCCGCTTTCCACCTCCTTCATGCTGCTATTTCAATGTCTAAAACCCTTGATATATCCTCAAGGTATTTCTTTCCGCTACGCTCACCGCACAGGATTTTGTGTAGATACTGCTTATTGCATCCGATCAAAGCAGCAAGCTCAACCTGAGTCATACCCTTGTCAATAAGCCGTTTCTTCACTTGTTTCCCGAAGGCAGTCAGCTCCATCTGCTTCGCTTTCATCTGCTCACCTTCTATTGAATTGTTCTAGATACGGAGTTCCTGAAGCTCTGCTTCAAGGTCTTTCATTTCGGCTTTACGTGTTGCAAGTAGCTCTGTGAGTGTCTCTATCTCATGCCTGCATGATGTCATCTTCTCTTCCACTTCTTTCGCTTTCTTGGCTCTTGGTTCCATATCCCTGAAGAGTGCCATGCCAAAGCTCTTATACAGTTCTGCCACTTCGTCCTTGCCGGACACGTTTCTGATCACCGGATGAAATTGGTAGACGAACTCAATGAGCTTATAGTCCTCATCGCTGACCGTTCCCTCAATCCGTTCTTCTAACTCATGCTTCTGCATATCTTCCTTCCCGGTGTGACAAGCACACCAATTATCTCTTTTATATGCCGCCAGGCAGTACGCTTCATGTCTGCACGATCTGCACATAGCCTCTGGAGTCATTCTCACTCCCCCTTCCTGTTCTTGCTGCCCTGACCTGGGCGATGTGTCTTTATTTTCGGAGAACTCCGGTTGTGAATTTTAGAAATGCTTGGTATAATTACTGGGTTATAAGTAACCCCTTGCATAGAATAGTATATCTCTCTATAGAGAGAATGTCAATATTTTTTCTCTCTTTTGGGATATTTTATCTTTTTAGTGAGAATGGAGGATACATATGGAATCACAGAGCATCGGTGTAAGAATAAAGCAAAGAAGGAATGAGCTTGGACTAAAGCAGCTACAGATCAAAGAGCTCACAGGCATTTCATCAGGAAATTTAAGTGATATTGAGAATGGCAAGAAGCTCCCGTCTACCCCGGCACTGCTCGCACTGTCTAACGCATTAAATTGTAGTATAGACTGGATACTCAAGGGGGATTCTCTTAAATGTGAGAATGAAATTCTCTCAGATGAGAAAGAGATAGAACTCCTGAAGGGCTTCCGGCAACTTGATCAGGCAGAACAAGAGGAACTCATGGGGCTGCTCAGTCTGAAGCTCCAGAAAGCACAAAAAAGTAAAGAAAAAAATGCAAGATTATCTACTTTCCAAGACAGTAATCTCTTTAAGGGTTACTTATAACCCTTAAAATATGAAAATTGTGTCACTTTTGCTTCAATATATATTTTAAAAATAATTTTACCTTTTTAAATATTTGTTTAACATCTTTTAAATTACAGAAATACACCCATTAAATCTTCTACCTTTTTACTATTTTGAAATACAGCTCTATACTTTTTCTTCTTAGTCAAATATTGGGGAACTAATTTGTACTATATTAAAATAGGTAGATTTGCATTTATATTATAGTTCCCCAATACTTTTACTTTTTTCTATTCAATGTCTCGGAAGCCTTGATTTTACTGAAAAAAATATTGGGGAACTAAAATCTCTCTCATTTGCCTTAGTTCCCCAATATTGCATATTTCTATTTTCAACACTTTTTAAACTTTTCTTTAACTATTCTTCAAAATCCAGTAAAATCAATGTTTTCAAGGTTTTAAACTTTTTAAAGATTTTAAACACAAAAAAAGCAGGTTATTTTTTCCTGCTTTAACACCTATTTTTTTTGCTCCACCAAGAATGACATTTTTTTCAGTTGCTTAGTGAAAAAATGTTGAGTTTTCGGGCTTTCTCGGTATTTTTCGTCTTTTCTCATTTTTTTGTTTTTATGTCATTCTTAGTGAATAATCACACCAGAACCCCAATGCGCAAAATCGCAGTTGCATGGCTTCGCATAGTTACCCCCAATTATTACTCTATAATTTTACTCTAGTTGTAATTTTCTGTCAACTTAACTTTTTCGTAAACATACAGGTTGTCTGCTCCTTAGTATAAAACAACCCGGAAAATCAACATTTTCCAGGTTGCCATTCATACTTATCATATTTCGTTCTACTTTATAAACATAGCATCACCGAAGCTGAAGAAACGGTATTTCATTTCTACCGCTGTCTCGTATGCACGTAATACATGTTCTCTTCCGGCAAGGGCTGATACCAGCATAATCAATGTGGATTCCGGTAAATGGAAGTTCGTAATCAGGTTATCCAATACTTTAAATTGATATCCCGGATAAATAAAAATCTCTGTGTCTCCACATCCAGCCTGTACGACTCCGTTCTGGTCTGCTGCACTTTCGATGGTTCTACAGCTTGTTGTTCCTACGCAGATGACTCTGCCGCCTGCTGCCTTGGTATCATTGATCAGCTTCGCAGCTTCCGGTGTCACCTGATAAAATTCGGAGTGCATATGATGCTCCAATACATTCTCTTCCTTAACAGGTCTAAATGTTCCCAATCCTACATGCAGGGTCACATATGCGATTTTTACGCCTTTTTCCTCTACCTGTGCCAGCAGTTCCTTAGTAAAATGCAGTCCTGCTGTGGGAGCGGCTGCTGAACCTTCATACTTTGCATATACAGTCTGATAACGGTTCTTATCCTGAAGCTTATGTGTAATGTATGGAGGAAGCGGCATCTCGCCCAGCTTATCCAGTACTTCTTCAAAAATGCCTTCATAGGAGAACTGTATCAGTCTGTTACCTTCATCTACTATATCCACAACGGT